TTTAAGAAAGAAGCTGACAATGATAGTGCTTTTTTTCAAGTATCTATGTTAGGTGGAGAATAATGAAGAACATTAAGAACCCTGTTTATCTTGCAACTGGAGCATTCCTAGCAGCTTGGGCATCATCAAATTTTGAGGCAGATTACCGCGCAATCTTATGGGCTGTGTTATCAGGTGTATTCGGATACGCGAGCCCTAAAAAGTGACACAAACAGATTTCTTTCAGCTTTACATCGCTACGCTAGTGACGCTAGGTGGCTTGTCAGGCTTTGTCATTACTCATTTACTAACAGAGATTAAGCGACTGCATTCGCGTGTCGATGAGATCTATAACATCCTTCTAGAGCGATAATTTTCTCATGGCAAGAAAAGCAACTAAGGCACTTGAGGAACAAGGCTACTCAAAGCTAGATGCTTACTGCATTGGGCTTTACGAATACTTCTGTTCTCTCAAGCGAGCAGGTTTCGCAGAGGATGTAGCGATGTTCATGATTACAGAGCCTCAAGCCTATCCACATTGGATCTTGCCTGATCCTATTGAGCCAGAGCGTTATGGCGATTACGAAGATGATGAGGATGACGATTAAGCGAATAGTCGTAGTCTCGGACTTACAAGTCCCTTACCATGACAGGGTTGCAACCCGTAACCTTGCAAGCTTTATCTCTAAGTTTAAGCCAGATCAAGTCGTGACTATCGGCGATGAAATTGACCTCCCACAGATTAGCAAGTGGGAAGAAGGGCGCATGGGCAGTTATGCCCAGACCCTAGATGATGACCGCAACGAGGCTGTGCAGCTTCTCTGGGATTTAGGCGTTACAGACTGCATCCGTAGCAATCACACAGACCGCCTGTATAACATCATCATGGCTAAAGTCCCTGCATTCGGGGCATTGCCAGAGTTGCGCTTTGAAAAGTTTATGAAGTTCGATGAGCTCGGTATTACGTTCCACAAAAACCCTATGCCTATTGCGCCTAACTGGATTGCAGTACATGGAGACCACACACCAATCAAGCCACAGGGGGGCTTATCAGCCCTTGAAGCAGCCCGTAGGCATGGTAAGAATGTCATCTCAGGTCATACGCATAGAGCAGGGCGTAGTGCCTTCTCAGAGGCTTCTGGAGGCCGCATAGGGCGTGTCCTACATGGTGTAGAAGTAGGCAATCTTATGGACTTCAAGCAAGCTGCTTACACTAAGGGCGTGGCGAACTGGCAACAGGCTTTTGCCATCATCTATGTGAACAAGGCAAAAGTCCAGGTAGATTTAATCAACATCGAAAAGGACGGGACATTCATTGTGTCTGGAAAGTCTTACGGCAGACCTCGATAATCGTTATCGTTTCGTTATCTAAATGTACTTGATTCGTCTGACACTTCTGTCACACTAATTCTGTAGCCAATCAAGGGCATTGGCACAGATAGGAAATACAATGAGTTTCGAGATGCCAATGATCATCTTGCTTCTACTAGCTAATGCTTTGTGGTACTTAGTCGGATGGGCTAAAGGCTTTAACGAAGGCAAGCGCGAGGGTCTAATCGTAGCTAAGTCATTTCAGCGAGTGACGTCAGATGCGCGCTAATGAAATCTTACTCACAGCAACCGATACGATCCGTGAGCGTGGGCTATCATACGGCCACCCTGCGGATAACCTGCAACACACCGCAATGCTGCTCAGCGCATACTTACAAACACCGATTCACGACTATCAAGTGGCAGGGATCATGGTCCTTGTTAAACTTGCAAGGACTAATCAATCAGCGCAGCACATCGACAACTGGGTCGACCTATGCAGCTATGGCGCACTCGCAGGACAACTAGCAACTGAGGAGAACGATCTCTATGTTTAATTTAGCCGATTATGAGCCTGTGGAGGTACGACTTGAAAAGTTTATTAAGGACTATCCAGCGTTTCGCATATCAACTGAGTTGGAAGTTGTCGAGGCAACTAGATACATTGTTAAAGCTTATCTGTACAAAGATTCAGCAGATGTTGTCGCATGGGCGACAGGGTACGCTGAGGAAACAGTTACTAGCCGAGGTGTTAATCAGACTAGTGCATTGGAGAATTGCGAGACTTCGGCAATCGGCAGAGCACTTGCAAATGCAGGTTATGCGCCTAAAGGAAAGAGACCAAGCCGCGAGGAAATGACCAAAGTAGTAACGCCACGCGTTATTAAACCAGCAGTTCAGGATCTAGAAGCTGCGATCCGTAAGGCAGATGCAGAGCCAGCAGAGCAAGACTATTGGACTACGCCTGTTAATCAGTATAACAAGGTCGTAGATGCACCGGTCACGCTTGAGAAGGCTATGGAGAATGTAGCTGCAATCATAGGCACAGGAGAAGCTGTAGAAGCACCATCATGCGAGCATGGACACATGCAATGGCGTGAAGGTGAAAAGAATGGTAAGGCTTGGGGTGGCTATTTCTGCAATACAGCGATCTCATCAGCTCATCGATGCCCTACCAAGTGGTACAACCTCGGGTCTGATGGAAAGTTCCAACCACAGAAGGCGAGAGTATAAATGGGACACGTAGAGTATTTTGATGAAACAACTGGGGTGTGGACTAACTTAGAAGATGTCCCGTTGTTTGACACTATTAACTGTCAGCTGTGCAATGAGCCTACAGAGGCACACGACATTGTCGCAGAGATTAAGTTCAAGGATGATCAGCCAATAGTCGGAACATGGCAATGCAGAAAGTGCAAGGCAGTCAATGGATGAGAAAGAGCAGCTGTTAGTTTTCCTAGTCTTATGCCTGTTCATTGGTGGCGTTGCATTGGGTTACATGGCGCATGCCTAGTCAAGCAAGGAAACACAGAGGTTTCCGCACAGAGCGTGTTGTCGCACAGTACCTATCGACTGTCTGGCAAGGCGCATGTGTTGGAAGGGGTAGTGGCAAGGATATTGTTAATGTGCCGTTTGATGTTGAAGTTAAAGCCCGCGCTGGATTTCAACCTCTTGCATACATTAAGCAATTAAAAGCTCGCACAGCCATTTCGGGGGAATTGGGCTTTGGAGTGATTAGACTCAACGGACAAGGTGAAGATGCGCGTGAATATGCCGCCATCATCCGTCTAGAGGATCTCTTGCCACTACTTGTATTAAAGTACGGTCATCTCGATAAGGAACCTACAGAGGCAGACATAGACCGATGCTCTGGATGTGGGTCATACATGATAAGGAAGTGCTTAACTTGCCAGCCTACGATTACAAATGCGCACGATGCAATCTTAGTCAAGAGATCAATCATGGATGGGACAATCGACCAATGATCTTGTGCAACTATTGTAATGAGCCGATGGTTAAAGTTATATCAGCTACTCCAGCAGTATTTAAGGGTAAGGGCTTCTATAGTACGGATAAATAGTTATCCACAGAAGTTATCCACAGGAGGTAATCTTGAAACGAAACACCGCTCTGAGCAGGACTTTTACAAATGAATTTGACAGCGATGGTACGCTAACACAGCAGAGCCTCTCAAAGGCTCACCGCGAGCCCCTTAGGGGCGTAGCTCGCGGGGTGCTAGTAGCTATTGGGATAGCTCTATGCTTTATGCCTGATGCAGGTGGATCTAAACCAATGCAATATGTAAGCTATAAAGAATATGCATTACATTCATTAGGCTATAACTTAAAAGAATATAAATGTTTAACAATACTTTATGGTAAAGAATCAGCATGGAATCCTAAAGCTCGTAATGGTTCTCATTATGGAATACCTCAAGGTAGATCAGTATGGCTAAGAGATCAAGATGGTTATACTCAGATACAATGGGGATTGAAGTACATAGGGCATAGGTATGGTGAACCATGCATAGCCTTGAATCATTGGAAGGCTAAAGGATGGCATTAGATAAGTTGAACTCTCGTAGGTACAGAGAGCAGCGTGAACGTGTGTTCAAGCGCGATGGTCGCTTCTGTCAGCTGTGTGGCACAGATGAAGGCGAGATGCATATCGATCATGTGATACCACGAAAGTCCGGGGGTGGACATGACCTCGATAACTTACGGGTGCTCTGTAAGTCATGCAACCTACGCAAGGGCGCGTTAAATGATGGGGTTTTTTTAGCACGGACGGCTACCCCCCCTGTCTTTTCAAGCAATATCTCCCCGATGCGGTCCGAGACGATGCTGGATAGTCCCTTTAAGCTCCGACCCAGTCCAGATCAATGACAACTAAGCCCAGAAAGTCCAAAGCCCTACGAGGGGCAACCAAGCCACGGCTTCACAGTCCACTTCTCAAGGGCGAAAACAAGCTGCAAGATGTAAAAGACTTGTGCGAGATCGTCAAGAT